TATTCTTATTGTGGTAATCATTCTAATATGGGAAGAGAACACAAATTATCTATTAATTCTACATATTTAGTATTAGAGTGTTATAGAATTGTAGATCCAGATACGTACACAGACGTATACAATGACTATTATTTGAAACGTTATGCAACAGCACTTATTAAACAACAGTGGGGCCAGAACCTATTAAAGTTTGAAGGTATGACTATGCCTGGTGGTGTACAATTCAACGGTAGACAAATCTTTGATGACGCTAAAGAAGAAATAGAAAAGCTAACAGAAGAAGTCAGATTGAATTGGGAACAACCAGTCGATTTCTATACGGGGTAACATATGCCTAGAAATGTATATTTCAGTCAGGCAGTCAGATCAGAACAAAATCTGTATGAAGACCTGGTTATTGAATCACTCAAAATCTTTGGGCAAGATGTCTATTATATTCCTAGGACCCTAGTAAGCAGAGATGATATATTAAATGAAGACCCTGCATCTTCATTCGATGACGCATATCTGATTGAAGCATATATAGAAAATCAAGAAGGATTTGAAGGAGCAGGTGACTTATACCAGAAGTTTGGCCTAGAAATTAGAGATGAAGCTAATTTTATTATTTCTAAACGACAATGGGAAAGATTAATAGGATTATTTAATAATGACCTTTATGAAGCTAAACCTAGAGAAGGTGATATTATATTCTTACCTTTATCTAATTCTTTCTTTGAAATTACATTTGTAGAACATGAACAACCATTCTACCAATTGTCTAATCTGCCAGTTTATAAATTAACTTGTTCACTGTTTGAATATAGCGAAGAACAGTTTGATACTGGCGTCGCGACTATAGATAATCAGGCCGCTTTAGATGCATATCAAACTTCATTTAGAGTAAGTGTTACTTCTGGTGCACACTTTACTAAGGGTGAAGTAATATCACAAACACTCGTTGCCGCATCCGGAGACTATGATGAAGGGCCACCATTAGTTGGTATACCACCTATAGTTGTTTCTGGCACCATATCTTCTATTGATAAATTATCAGACGATTCAGCTGACATTACTGTAATTAATATTGGCGTAACAGGTTCATCAAGTGAAATGAGAGAATTTACTGCTTCGAATACGCTTGGTGTTATTGGAGCTGAAAGTAATAATACTTGCTTTATCACTAATACCTATGACGTATCAGACGTACAATCATTTGCTCTTGATGATGCTGCAAGAAATTACGAATTTGAAATTGAAGCTGATTCATTCTTAGACTTTACCGAAAGTAATCCGTTCGGTGACCCATCGGAGACATATTAATGTTCGGTAATCATTTCTATCATTCAACTATGCGAAAGGCCGTGGCAGTATTCGGTACTATTTTTAATAACATTAATGTTATAAGAACCAAAGCAGATGGTTCCGTACTTAATCAGATAAAGGTACCTCTTGCATACGGACCTAAACAAAAATTTTTAGCTAGACTTGACCAGTCTTCGGGTGCTAGTGCATCTATGGCCATGAAGTTGCCAAGAATGGCCTTTGAAATTACTTCACTTGAACTGGACTCTACACAAAAATTACCTAAAAGAAACGTAATTGTAGAATCCCATGCATCTGATGTAACTAAAAAGAAAACAATAAAACACCAAGTTGCCTATAATATCAATATGTCACTCTTTATTATGGCAAAAAATCAGGATGATGGTTTACAAGTCGTAGAGCAGATTTTACCTTACTTCCAGCCAGAATATACCGTTACCATTGCACCAGTTAGTGGATTTGATTATAAACAAGATGTTCCTATTATTCTAACTAGTGTTAATATTACAGACGATTATGAAGGAGATTTTGTCACAAGACGAGCTCTGATATATCAATTAGACTTTACTATGAAAATGAAATTCTTTGGGCCGACAGGTAACCAGGGAGTTATTAGAGAAATTGCAGTTGATTTAAATAGTAATGAAGGTAATACAGATATATTGGAAAATATGAATATTACTATAACACCTACCAGTGCAGATGAGGACGATAACTATACAGTTACGACTACGATTACTTAATTGTTATGGATATAATTATGGATAAAAAAGATAAACTAAAAGCCTCATTAGAGAAGAATCTACCTACTATCAAGAAGGACACGCCAATAAAACCTGTTGACAAGGACGTGAAAGATGATTATGAATTCTCGCGCGAGACCTATAGAGACTTAATTGCCACTGGTACTAGGTCATTAGACATATTAGCTGAACTTGCACGAGAGTCCGAACACCCAAGAGCATTTGAAGTACTATCCCAAGCAATTAAAAATATAGGGGATACCACAGACAAGTTAATGAGTTTACAGAAGGCCAAAAAGGAATTAAATAAAGAAGAAAAGGAAAAAGAAGAACAAGCACAAGTCACTAATAATAATGTGTTTGTGGGGTCAACTACTGACCTACAAAGATTGCTATCACAAGAGAATGAGAAGATTATAAATCATGCAGAGGATAAAGAATAGCGAGTTTGGCTATCTAGGCAATCCATCTGTTAAAAGAGACGGCGTAGAGACCCAATTTACCAAAGAAGAAGTACTTGAATACGCAAAGTGTATGCAAGATCCAGCTTACTTTGCTCGTAAATATATTAAAGTTATATCATTAGATGAGGGATTAGTGCCCTTTGATCTATATCCTTATCAGGAAAAGATGTTTCATCACTTTAATGATAACAGATTTAGCATAGTTTTAGCGTGTAGACAGTCAGGTAAATCCATATCTTCGGTTGTATATCTTTTATGGTATGCGTGTTTTCACCCCGAAAAGAACATTGCAATACTCGCCAATAAAGGTGCAACTGCAAGAGAAATGTTGGCCAGAGTCACACTTGCACTAGAGAATTTACCATTCTTTTTACAGCCTGGGTGTAAGGCATTAAATAAAGGCTCAATCGAGTTTTCAAATAATTCAAAGATTATGGCAGCTGCTACTTCTGGTTCATCTATTCGTGGTTTATCTATCAACTTACTTTTCCTTGATGAGTTTGCCTTTGTAGAAAATGATGCACAATTCTATACCTCAACATATCCTGTTGTATCTTCTGGTAAAGATACTAAGGTTATTATTACCTCTACTGCAAACGGTATCGGTAATGTATATCATAAGATATGGGAGGGAGCATCGCAATCAACCAATGAATATAAACCCTTTCGTGTCGACTGGTGGGACGTGCCAGGTCGTGATGATACATGGAAAAAGGAAACCATATCAAATACATCTGAACTACAGTTTGAACAAGAATTTGGTAATACTTTCCATGGTCGTGGTAATACACTTATCGATGCAAATCATCTATTAGCTCAAAAATCATTAGACCCTATAGAATATAAAGAGAATATTTGGATATACGATGCTCCTATAGCTAATCATGATTATGTAATGACTGTTGATGTTGCAAAGGGAAGAGGCCAAGATTATTCCACATTTACTATTATAGATATAACACAGAGGCCATTTGAGCAGGTTTGTGTATTTAGAGATAATAATATATCTCCAATGCTACTACCTGATATCATATTTAAGTATGCTACAGTTTACAATAATGCATATGTTATTATTGAAAGTAATGACCAAGGAAGTGTTGTATGTAATGGATTATATTACGATTTAGAATATGAACAGATGTTTGTAGAATCCAGCATTAAAGCAAATGCCTTAGGCGCTACAATGACTAAAAGGGTAAAGAGAATAGGCTGTTCTACAATAAAGGACTTAATAGAACAGAAAAAATTAGTTATCAAAGATGCTAACACTATAGTAGAGATGAGTACATTTGTAAGCAGAGGTACGTCATTTCAGGCCTCAGCATCCAACCATGACGATTTAATGATGAATTTGGTTATGTTTGCGTGGTTTGTAACTACTGATATATTTGAAGGTTTATCAGATATTAATATGAAAGATATGTTATATAAAGAAAGATTAAAAGCTATACAGGACGATATGTTACCATTTGGATTTATAAGTGAGAATGATAGTGATATTATTCAACCAGAAAAACTTGGTGATGATAACCTATGGTTTGAGAAAAACGCATTTGATAAACTATTGCGGTAGGATGTGGTTATTTATAAATAATAGTAGTGAAAATTCGTATTATGAACAACATATTAACTAACTCAATGAGAGGATAAAGCGATGGCATTTCAAGTATCACCCGGAGTCCAAGTCAATGAAATCGATGCAACAGGTGTAGTGCCTGCGGTATCCACTTCCATTGGTGCGATGACAGGGTCATTTAATTGGGGGCCTGTAGACGAGATTGTAACTGTCTCTTCGGAGAAAGAACTAGCAGCTACATTCGGAACTCCAGATTCCAATACTTATAAACATTTCCTCACGGCGGCATCATTTTTGAAGTATGGTGGCGCTCTCAAAGTAGTACGTACAAAGTCTGGGCATGATAATGCAACAGTCGGCGGTGGTGGTATCTTTGTAGGAAATAACACAGATTATGAAAATAGAGGAGTTGTTAACGAAGGAGCTTGGGTTGCAAAATATCCTGGCGAATTAGGTAACAGCATTACTGTATCAGTATGTCCTGCTAATGCAACAGCATGGAACGCATGGGCATATTCTAGCTCTTTCTCAGGGCAACCAGGAACTTCTGATTATGCAGATGAACTTGGTAAACCATCATCAGCAGATGAACTTCATATTGCTATAATTGACGCAACTGGTGCATGGTCGGGTAAAGTAGGAACAATTTTGGAAACTTTTGAATTTCTTTCACAAGCTTCTGATGCAAAGGGTTCTGATGGTACTTCTAGCTACTATGTAGATGTGATTAATACCAAATCACAATACGTTAGATGGTTGGCCGCACCTTCAGGTCTTACAGACGCAGGTTCTGAAATTCCTTCTTTGGTAACATTTACAACTACTACAGCAGCAGTAGAAGATACATTATCTGGTGGTTCAGATGATAATGCTCCTACTCCAGCAGAGATTGATGCATCTTTACAGATGTTTGCAGATTCAAGTACCGTTGATATTGGTCTTTTGTTTGCCTATCCTGATGCAAATGGTAGTACCGTTATTGCTGATGCCTTGATCACTCTAGCTAAGGCTAGAAAGGATTGTATGGCTTTTGTATCTCCACCAATTGCTGATTCACAGGGTTCTA